AGGTAGCAGTTAAAACTGTGTTAGCAGTGGATGATCCAGCTGCTAATTGCCTTGCTACCCCAGGGGTTCTATTAGGTTCTACTTCTCTAGCAGAAAACTTCCCCTCATATATTGTATGTGTAGTTGCTGTCATTTATTTAAAGGAGATCGGTGCTACGGGATAGACGATCTTCCACGTCTTGACGGAAAGCGGGGTCTTGACTATAGCGTATATCAGATATATCTCTAGCTAACTCAGCTTGACTACGATATGGTTTAACACTACTATCTGCTTTACGACCTGTAACAAGAGGAGCTTCAAATCCTTCTGCATTACGGTATTTTGTAGATAAAGATTCAACCGCAAACTTAATCGCAGTAGCATTACCGCTATTTGTTATGGAATTATAATCATTAATCTCTTCCGGTGGAAGATTTTGTGCCGCCCAGGTAATCATTTCACTATAAGCTTCATCCCCACCTACAGAAGCTTTAATTGCATTATATACTAAAGGACAAGCTACTAGAGATCTTAAAAATCTAATAGTTACAATGTCTTATGATATTAACTATGAAGATGGTAGTATAATGGACACATCAATACAAAATATAAGAAAAGAAATATTATAATACTTTTTATTATATTTGCAAACTTTATAGAATGCACTGTGTGCTATCCATAATAATTGTCGTAACTTAATCGTTATCAGCATTCTGCCATAGAGGGGCTTAGCACAGCCCCTTTTTTACTATTAATAATAACTAAGAATAGCGTAGTCAGGGTTGCAAACCTGATTAGAGTTAGAACTAAGATTAATACCTTTGAAGCAAGGGTATCTTAGTGGTGTTCAGCCATCTAGGCATATAGCTACTTATAAATTTAAGTAGTTTCACTTGTTTAACAACAGGGAACATCAAAAGTCTACAAAACAATAACTAATCTATTGTTTCGTGATACATGATTGCAATAAGGCTTACGTCATTAAGCTTGCAATACATTACATTCTGTAGTAGAATACTAAATGCATAGTAATATGTGATAGTAGGAGTAGAATCCTGTAGTGTTGTATCACTATTCTAAGGGCGTGAGTCCATTGACTAGACTTTGCAGTTGATAACTGCCTAACTCGTTGCTATTCTTTTTTATCTTAAAATATAAATAGCTATACACAGTATTATGAAAGCGTTTAATTTAAACGTGAGTAAAGCGCGCACTGCCTCATGAGTAAAAGCCATATAAAAAATAAAGGGGTTTGGCTAACTATTTTTTACTATTAACAATAACAATAAACTAGTATTAACTTAAATTATTTAATTATGGCTACAAAAGCTAAGAAAACAACTAAGAAATCAGCAGAAAACAAAGAAATTAACTTTGCATCAGGAGTATTTATTAAAGAAATAACATTTGATAATGGTAACACTTTAATGAAGATAAACTTTGATGCAAGAAAATTCTGCAACTGGATGAAAGATAATGTAAATGCAAATGGTTATGTTCAGACAGACGTTTGGAGTAATAAAGAGGGTAGTAAATTCACTCATAGTATGACTAAGAATGATTATGATCCTCAAGCTGCTGCTAAAGCTGAATTACAAGAAACTGTACAAAACATGCCATTCTAATGAGTATCATTGGGATAGCATTCTTCGCTGCTGTGGGTTATTATATCATTGTATATAAAGCCCTTGGCAGGCGTAGATTAGTAAAAACTCAGACATTCTGGGATATACTGTTTACATTATTATTACCTATGTTATTTATAGGTACTTTTAGTGGATTAGCTACAGCTGTTATAGCAGGAGTATTGTTCTCAATATTCACAGCATTAACACCTAAGCCGTTAACAGATGAAGATATGAAAAACTATAAAGAGTAATAAAAAAAGCGATTAAATTATTAGTCGCTTCTTTTTTACTATTAATAATAATATTAACTAAAACTTTTTGACATGAAAGAACCTTATGAAATCACATCAGCTTACCTGAAAGATTTAAAAAAACTAATTGATTCAAAATCATCTGAAATCAGTAAATATGATATAGCCCATGCATCATTTAGAAAGAATAATGCACATTGGATTATTAAATATAAAGACGCTAAAACCCTTAAAATTCAATATCTTAACGGTAAAGAAAGAATATTCTCTACATATAATGAATTTATAAAAAGAGTAAACATGTCAAATGAGGATTATAAACCTCAAAGAAGAAAATATATAACTAGATACTATAAAATAGTAAATGCTTTTACTAAACATAGAGCTAAATTTAAGAAAACATATAAATCAATAGCTAATAGACTTAATCCTGAACAGATTAAAGCATTAGCATCACAAATATAAAAAAATAGGTTGTGAGAGAGGTTGGTAATTTAATTAATAACTGAGCGGTTATACTTGTGTGTGATTACAATTCCTCTTTCACTTCCTTTTTTATTAACTAAAAACAAATAATTATGCCAAATTGGTGCTGGAATCACCTAGAAGTAACAGGTGATGAAAAACAACTACAAGAATTTGTAGAAAAATCAACAACAAATATTGAAGAAAATGATGAATTTTCATTTGAAGGTACATTACCACGTGGTGATCGTAAAGATTGGTATGAATGGAGTATAGAAAATTGGGGAACTAAATGGGACGCTTGCGAGCCTTTTATAGATCACAATGATATAGATTACTTTGCTGTATCATTTGAAACAGCTTGGAGCCCTCCTATAGCCTGGATAGAAAATATTATGAAAGACTTTCCTGGTTTACAATTTACATTAGAATACGAAGAGCCAGGTATGTGCTTTGGTGGTAAATTGTTCGCTCAACACAAAAAAGTATTTGAAGATAATCATTGGGACTTAGATCAAGCATCAGAATGCTGTGAAGGAGAAATAAACTGGGAACACAAAGAACTTGAACAGCAATGTCTAATATGTGGAGAAGAAACAGAAACAATAAGTATGAATGTGGCTGATATTAAGCCTGCTAAAATTAAAGTAAATGAGAATTAAGAAAATAGGAGAACATTTAAGTAAGTCTTATGATGATTGGAGATCATATATTGAAAGACAACAAGAACTTACTATTATAAGAAAAAAACTAATACCATCTATTAATGATTTAAAAGGCAAATTAGAAAGTATTAGTAATAAATACCTTGGAGAACGAGGGTTATATTTTGAAATGGAAAAATTAAGAAATAAAACAACAGATCTTAAAAAAGATATATTAAGATTTTTAACATTAAAACAATTTAAAAGATGAGTAAAATAGAAACAAATACAATATCATTCAATGTTAGTAAAAATATTAACATAGGTAACTTTGAATCAGTTAAAATTAATTACGGACAAAGTATTACAGTAGATCCTACAAGATCTATTGAAGAGCAAAGACAAGAGTTGATACAAGAATGCTATAATACTGTTAAAAAAGAAACAGCATTATGGACATTAAAAACAGTACAACATGTTGATAGTCAGAAGAATACAAGAATATATAAAAGTAAAGCAAAATGAGTGAAATAAAAATTGATGGCAAGCCAGTAGAGCAATACTGGACAGAATTAACCGCAAAACATTTAGTCGGTAAAAAAATAGTTAAGGTAGAATATTTTCCTAAAGATATGATGGAAGATATGATGTGGCATTCACGTCCTATTGCTATACACTTAGAAGATGGTAATATCATAACACCTCAAATGGACGATGAAGGTAATGATGGTGGGGCTATGCTTACTACATTTGAAGATTTAGGTACGATACCAGTGATATGAAATCATACCTATTAAAAAAACTTATAGCAGGCTACAGGGTTAATCCTAAATATAAACAGGATAGCCTTGTTGCTCTGCCTTATAAGTATACTAACGAAAAAATACTTGTCAGATATGGTGATAAGAAAATGATAATAGATCGGGATACTCCATTACTTGGAGAGCAAAACTTTCCCGATAAGTTTGGTAGAAATAAAACATATACTCTTTACTATTATCAATGGCAACCTAGTAAAAATCAGATAAAATTAGAGTTATGACAGCAACAGAAATAACGAATTACTTAACTAATGAGTATGGCGAATGCAGGCATGATGCTTATGCTATGGCGGAAGCTATAAATCAAACACAACAAGATATGGACTATGATAATGAATGGGATTTATTTCATTTATTAGTAGAAAATAAACCCATACCATCTTTGCACACACACAGTTATGGGTTTCATACGCAGAATGGTAGAGGTATAATAGAAAGAATTAAAAGTTATTATTATGACAGAACAAGAAATTAATTCTTTAATTAAACATAACAGATGGATTACAGTACAACCTACTAGAGCAGGTGTATGGAAAGCTTATGTTTATAAGAATATAGCTTCTGGATGGAAAGTAGAGTATTCTACTAAAGCTAAAAACCCTGAAGATGCATATGAATGGATAGAAGAAACTTTATTAAAAATTGAATTATGAAAGAATATCAAGTAACAATTAGTAGAACATATAACACAAATATAACATTAAAATTTCCAGATGATGGTAGAAATCATATGAATATAATAGATGAAAAAATATCAGCAGGAGATGAAGGCATATGGGATCTAATAGCAGAAAAAGAGTTAGAGCAAATGGATGTAAGTGATGATAGCTGGGAAATTAACGAACTAAAATAAATAATTATGGGAACAAGAAGCTTAACTTATATAGAAGAAAATTATAGGCCAGAAGACGAAAATAATGGAGAAAACATACTTTGTATGTATCGTCAGTATGACGGTTATATGTCTGGACATGGATACGATTTAGCTCATTTCTTAGAAGACTTTAAAATAGTTAATGGCTTAGGATTAAGAGATGACAAAATAAGAGTAGCTAATGGAATGGGATGTCTTGCTGCACAATTAATTGCACACTTTAAAGACAGACCAGGAGATATATACATATATCATCCTGATGCTGAAGACTGTGGTGAAGAATTTACCTATACTATTTACACAAAAGGTAAAGGAGGTATATATATTCGTGCATATGATGTTTATAGTGAAAAAGTTATATTTGACGGAACACCAGAGCAATTATTAAATAAAATAAATATTACAGAAAATAATATAAAAATAAATCAATAAAAATTATGTCTAATACACAACAAATCTTAGAACAAAATGGACTTAACTGGAATGTAGTTAAAAAGCCATTAATGTATGCAGGTGAATGTACACCTGAAGCTAACAATGGGTTACACCACACACCATTCTATGGTATAGTAAGAGAAGATACAGATGAAGTATTTACCACAGTATCAGAAGGTTATGAACCTACACAAAATTATACTATTATAGAGACCATGAAAGAAATTGCAGGTGAAAATAATTTAGAAATTGTTAAAGCATTACCACTACATGGCGGTAGAAAGGTTGTAATACAAATGAAACGTCCTAATAATATTATAGATATAGGAGGAGAATCTACAGAGCAATATGTATATGCAATTAACGGACATGATGGAAGTTCATCATTAAAATTTGGCTTTATGAATAAAGTTATATTCTGTCAAAATCAATTTGCATGGCTATCAGGTAATGCCTTTTCTGGCTATAGACACACAAAGTCTATACAAGATAAAGTAAAACTATTACCTCATATGATTAACTTTACAGATCAAGAAGAAAGGTTAGTAGATTTGCAGAAGTTTAGTAATGAGTCAGCTAATGCATCTTTAATAAATGATTTAGTTGACTATCTAGCTAATACAGATAAGCTGCCAATATCTAATAGAAAAGCAAACATGGTGCGAGACCTTAGTGCCTGTATATATATGGAGACCAACAGAATATCACATACTAAATGGGGTGTATTTAATGGTGTAACAAAATATACTACACATGAAAAGTCATCTCCTAATAGAGATTATGGACAACAAGAGTCTATATTAACAGGATCTTGTGGAAAAATGAATGAAAAAGCTTTTAACTTTTTAAAAACACACTAATAGAAACGAGGGGGTTAATACCCCCTTTTTCTACTTAATAATAAATAAAAATTAAATTTATGGACAAAAATCAAATTAATAAAATATTCTTTGAAGATTTATACAAAACTCAAACAGATAAAATAAATCATGATCAGTTAAAAGAAGCTAGAAAAGTAATATTAAAGCTTATAACGCATGTTAGCAGTAAACATAGAGATGACATAGCAGGAAAAGACGATGTTCTCTTAGATGCTCTTGAATGGCTTAAAAACAATCAATCATGAAATTAATAGTATTAGATTTTTTTAAAGACATTACTTATATCTATACAATAGGTACAAGAATTAATGATACAGATGTGGATGATTTATTAAAAGAAATGGGTCATCGCCCTGTTAATTGTCAGTGGATGTTAACTAAAAATGAAATAATAATAAAATGAATGAAGTTAGCCCTTGTTGCGGTTGTGGTTATGAAGATAGCTGGATATCAGATTGCTGCAATGTAGAAGTATATACAAATTCTGATGTATGTTCAGCATGCAAAGATCACGCAGAAACTACAGGTTATATCTGTAATGAATGTGAAAACTGGTTTGAAACACCAGAAGAATCATATAGAGATTGGCGTGAAAAAATGAGAGAAAGTTATTATGAAGAAAGAGCAGAAGCAAAACGTAAATATGGAGAATAATTATATATTTGTTAGCTTAAATAAAATATTATGGATAATTACGAAATAGAACAAACATTACTGGGAAAGCTTATAGTTGAACCAGAATATATAGATAAGTATTCACAATTACTTCATGAAAATTTATTTGAATACGATTTTAATAAGTCTACATATCATGCTATAGTAGATTTAAAAAGTAAAAATAAAACTATAGATATTCTTACTATATCAAAGTTAATAAAAGGAGAAAATATAGTTCTTAATTTATCTGAAATGACAGATAAAGCATTTGACTTTATGGAAATCATTACCTGTGTTGGAGTTTTAACAGAAGCATTTCAAAAACGAACACTTACAGGTATAGTTAATGATGTTCATAGTCAGCTTAGTAATCATGACGAACTAGAGCTAATAATAGGTAAATTAAGCTCTCAAATGTCTAAATTACAAATAGGTCAACCAGAAGTTTTAGGAGATATTAATACTCAAATAAAAAACTTTCTTGATGATATAGAAAAAAGAATGAATACTGATGGATTATTAGGTATTGCTTCGGGTTTTCAGGCTATAGATAAATTTACAGGAGGATGGCAAGAAACAGATCTTATTATAGTAGGAGGTGCATCATCTATGGGTAAGACAAGTTTTGCGCTTGCTCTTGCTTATAATGCTGCAAAATATACAGAAACATCAACAGTTATATTTTCTTACGAAATGAGTGCCTTGCAGCTTCTTAGAAGACTTGCTTCTATGGATTCTGAAATAAGCAATAGATACATTACTAATGGAACATTAAATAATGAAGAATTAGCTAAAATACATAAATCTATAGGTAATATAGAAAAAATACCATTACATATAGATGAGGGCAATATAACATCTTTAGGTTATTTAGTACATAGAATAAAAGAATATGTAAAAAATAAAAATGTTAAACTTGTAATGATAGATTATTTGCAGTTAGTTAGTTCTAAAAATAAATCTGGAAATCGTGAACAAGAAGTTAGTAAAGTTGCTAGAACATTAAAAAACTTAGCTAAAGAATTGAATATTACTGTAATAGCTTTAAGTCAGCTCAATAGAGGTGTAGGAATGCGTAATAATAGTAAGCCTACATTGTCAGATCTTAGAGAATCAGGAGAGATAGAACAAGCAGCAGATGTTGTAATGCTTATATATCGCCCTGAATATTATGGAATAGAGTTTAATGATGACGGAAAAGAAAGTAAAGGTACCGCTAATATTATATTTGCTAAAGGAAGAAATATAGGTGTTGGAGAAGTGACTTTAACTTTTAAAAGTGAAATAACTAAATTTTTAGATTATGAAAAAATATAATATAATAGGTAAATATCCTTTAATTTCAATTACACTAATAGCATTGACTGTATTTATATTAGGACCTGTTATATTTTCATTAATTGTGGCAGGTATTATAGTACTTCCAATGTATTTAGCTGTTCAATTATTTGGAAATAAAAAATAAATGTCTATATTTGCTTCCTAATGGGAGCTGAAAATAAGAAAAAAACAACCATACGATCAATAGTTGCGGAAATAGCACACGACTTAGGTATTGATAAAAAACTTGTTAGACAGGTTTTACTATTAACATTTAAAGAAATAGCAATTACTTTAATATTAAGAGGTAAGCCTGTTATGATAAGAAGATTTGTAAAATTTGTAGTAGCTGCGTCTGCTGCAAGAAAAATGAAAAAA